TGTACTTTGTCATTACAATCTTACCTCATCTCCTATTTTGAGAGATTCATAGTTTGTTTGAGTAACTACGAATACTCCGTAATTTTGTACTGTGATCGTGTACAGGTCGCCAATCTTCTCCTTATGGACGACTCTGCCTTTGATTTCTGCGCCTTGATTATCAGCTTTATAAACGATAATTGGGCGCTTTTCTTCTAATTTCTTAATATGGATACTCTGCCAGACATTCAATCCAGCAGACAATAATATCCAGATTGCGATAAATCGTTTCAATTTTCATTCTCCTCCGCAGCATACTGCAACCATACTAGGCACTCGTATAGATCCCTTGCGTGTTTCTTGATATCGCTTAACTCATAACCGTTTAGGTCATCGGATGTTTTTAAAATATCGATTTTTATATTTTCGATAGCTAGAATAAAATCCTTTGTGCCTTTCAATCTGTGACCTCCTCAAAGCGCCCATCTATTTTTGGACTTATTTCTTTTAAAAATAGGATTTTTCTTCTCTTTTTTCTTCTGCTTCTGATAATCGCTATCTTTGTTAAAGATAATATCTTCATCTTCAATCAGTTCAGGAATAAAGCCTCCAGACGGGTATAATCTAAGTTCTTCCATCACTCTACCTCCTTGTACAATAAATCCATATTAAAACCACTATCTATGAATCGATAAGTCAATTCTTTGTTAATCCCATTTCCAAGCCTGCGATAAATAACATCAACATTTATATTTTTACCAAGATATTTCTCTAGTCGCTCTTTGTTTTCAACATAGAACCTTATATTTCTTCTACGTTGATTATAGGGTTGCAATTTGGAAATATCTCTAGTACACCACTGCAAGACTTTTGCGATTATGTCTCTCTTTGTGCTACATCCTGCGAGTGAAAAGTAAGTGTTAGTTTTAGGGATAAGAATTACTTCAAGATTGTGATTGATATACGACTCAGGAAAGCAATTCAACAATTTCTTTAATTCTGAAATAAACTGCTCGTTCATCACTCCACCTCCTCTGCATCGTATGGTATATCTCCATTTGATAAGTATTTAGATTCAATCATCAAGAAATCATTAGCACATTGCTGATTACAGAAACAATTTTCAACATCGTTAAATAATGCTAGAATAACATGATTCTCTTGTACTACCAGAAACTCGTCTTCGATTTCTTTGCCACAATTTGAACATTCATAACTCATCACTCTACCTCTTTCAGATCATTTCTTACTTTGCTTAGATAATGTTGAAAAACAATATTACCAGCGCATTTGCCAATCAATTCGTCTAGTGCTTTCTCAATAACTTCATATCTAGTGGAATACCCATAGTATAGTTTTAATGCTTCAAGGTGTGCAAAAAGATCATTGGGTAAAGTAACTGTAATTTTTTTCATTTACTCAACCTCCTCAGCGTTTTTAAGAGTAAATCCAACTCCATACATTAACAAGTAGTTTTGAAACCTTACAAAGTCTTCAATCAATTCAGCTTCTTGAACATCGTATTCGCCAATTTCATCCAAAAAGTAATCTATATCCTCATGTTGAACACTGCCATACTCAGTTTTTGTGTGATTCATTTCAAATTCACAACCATCAACATCAATCGTATAATGAATGCCGTCTGTCGAATTTTCGTATTTATAATTCTTGATAATCATCACTCCACCTCCCTAAAACGGCAACCCATCATCTGGAATATCCATCGAATCACTTGCGCCAAAACTTGGTGGCATCTGGTTTTCCATGCTTGACTGGTTAGCAGAATTGTCCTTCTTTTCAAGCGTTTGAAAACTTTCAGCTACCACTTCTGTCACATAGACACGTTGTCCTTGCTGGTTATCGTAGCTACGAGTCTGAATGCGACCTGTAATCCCTACAAGAGCACCCTTTTTAAGCCAATTTGCAAAGTTTTCAGCTTGCTGACGCCACATGATACAACTGATAAAATCGGCTTCACGATCACCTGCCTGATTCTTAAAGTTGCGATTCACTGCCAAACTGAAAGTTGCAACAGCCACGTTTGATGGTGTGTATCGCAACTCAGGGTCACGAGTCAAGCGACCTACCAAAACAACATTATTGATCATTCTCTATATCCTTCTTCATTTTCTAAGACGGCATCTTTTATAAAAGTATTGCCAATTTTATAGTATTTGTATTCCTCAGCTGTCACTTCAAATGTTTCTTCGACTTGCTTATTGTCTGAATATCCTGAAACAACCAGAATATATCTTCTTTTGGTTCGGGTTGGTACCAGTACCGTGCTTTTTCCTGTCGTAACATGTATGAATGTTGTGTGAGGTTCATCAATGTACTTGTCTACAACCGTCCCACTCGAAATCTGGTGACATGCTACGAGAAAGACTGTGAGTAAAACAACACATAGGATTTTTAAATATCTCATTCTAAATCCTCACATTTTACAAACACCCCGTCAATCATCTTACCTTTGCGGTCCTTGATGACCTCATAAGCTTCTTCTAAACAATTCTCAGCTGTAGTTCCATTGCAAAATGAAACAGTGCTAACTACGCTATCAAGAAACATCAAATCAGACTTAATAAGAGGTATCTGAGTCTCATTGTGACAAATGTGAGCATAAAGTTTTTGAGCGATATTACCCAGACTGGAAACCATCAGCAGCAATTCGAGTTCCTGTTGATTAGCCGAAATCTGAGCACCGTTCTTGATCTGTTGCTCAAGTCCAATCATTACTACCTGGATATCACCAAGCGCATCGTAAATCAGTTCAGATTTATCTTTTGCGATACCTTCAAACAATTCTCCTGATTCTTCCATCAACTTCAAAAACTGTTTGACAGGATTTGCTTCATGTAAATTTCGGTCAACAAACCATTGTTGTACCTTTTCTTCCAAAATCATTTTTGTATTCATCTTATTTTCCCTCCGTTTTCTTCGTAATCAAGTAGTAGCAATCAGCTGCTCCGTAGTCAATCCTGATGTTCTCACCACTCATGCTTTTCCGAAATCGTGGATGACTGATTGCTGAGTAACTAGCTTGATGTTGCTTTAATTCATTGATTGCGCTATGTATGTGCCCAAAACTCCCAATGAGTATCTTGCGGTGTCCGTTGTAAATAAAGTATAGATTTAACATCAATACCTCCTATCCTTCATCCCAGACGGATACACAAAGCATCTGCCAGTTGCTCCCTCAAAGATACGACTTGATAAAGCACCATTTCCGAAATCGTCCGAATAAAGTTCTTTAATCTCTTCACTAGACAGATTCGTGTTGATAATCGTATCCGTCCGATTATCCAGGATCTTGAACAATATCTGATGCGCCCACTCATTCCGCTTCGTGTCAGCCTTTCGACTCTCTTTCCCAAGATCGTCCAAGAAAAGAAAATCAACCTCAGACAATAGCTTGACCATCTTCGCTTCTGAATAGCCATTATCAAATTCAAAGCTTTCTCGAATCTTGTCAAACAAAGCCACAACTGAAACAAAGAGCACGCTTTTAGGTTCATCATAAGACTTGAACTGCTCATTGAGAAATCGAGCTAATCCATAGGTCAGATGACTCTTACCAACACCAGAAGGTCCTGTGATGATGGCATTCCCAACTATACCTTTGGCATACTCACGTTCCAATCGCTTCACAAAATTCATAGCCTTTTCATCAATATCAACCTGAATCTCATAGTCATGTAGTGACTTGCTAGCAAGCTTACTTGAAACGATACTATCGCGAGCAAAGACCTCGTAAGTGTCCGAAAGCTTACTCTTGACCTCGGATTCCATATTCAACTGCTTTTCAAAGAGACGAATGTTCTCTTTCTCACATTCAGGACATTGACTGATTTCCTCAATCTTGCCCTTGATGGGAATCTTAACAGACCAAAGATGGCATCCATGGATTTCACAGACATCATCAAGAACTGTTCTGGTTCTGAATTGTTTAAACTGTTTCATTTAAAATCCTAGCCTTTCATCAACTGCTGATTGAAAAGAGTGAACTTTTCGTGGCATAGGTTGGTTCAGATAATTGTCCATCTTATTGCCAAAAAGTGTTTGTGGTTGAAGGTACTGTTCATACTCTGTACCTTTCCACTTAGCGGCCATGATGTCCACAACCTTTTTAAAATCTTCAAGGACATAACCCTCTTTTAGCCTTGCCTTGATAAATTTTTGATGACTAGCAGTGTCAACCTTAAAATTCTTCTTAGCTTTCAAATTGAGATAAGAAATAACTTCCTGACAAATTAAGAATATATTATTGTTATTCTCAGTCTTAGTATTCTCAGTCTTGATTGTGTGTACTTTTTGCACTTCCGAAAGTGTATTTTCTACACTTCCATGGTGTACTTTTTGCACTTCCTGAAATGTACTTTCTACACTTCCGTTAAGTGCCCCAAGATAAATTCGGTTTGGTAAGTTCATTCCTTGTCTGACTTCTGTTATTAGACCAGCATCCTTCAATTCCTTTTTAATTTTGATAATTGTCTTGTTGCTATTACAATTTAAGTCAATCATCAACTGTTCATTTGTGTAATACTGGAACACGTTCCCATCTTTATCATGCCAGCCATTTTTCAAAGATAGTTCTAACCTATCAAATAGAAGCATGTAGAGCAGTTTTGCATTATTGCTTAGTTTTTTATATTTTTCATCATAGATGAATGGTTTTGGAAATTTAAAGAAGGCTAGAAATCCAGTTACTTCACTCTTTTTAATCATAGTTATACTTCCTCCACACTTGAAAATTTTGTGTACTCTTTGTGAAAATACAACTTCACTGTTCCTAGACTACCATGTCGATTCTTTTCTAGGATCAGCTCGGTCACGTTATTCGCTTCTTGACTATCTGCATGTTCCTTCTGGTAGTAGGCATCACGATACAAGAAAGCTACAATGTCTGCATCTTGCTCAATCGAACCAGATTCTCGCAAATCTGATAGCATTGGACGCTTGTCCTGTCTCTGCTCAACCGACCGACTCAACTGCGATAAGGCTATGACAGGAACCCTCAAATCCTTTGCTAGTATCTTCAATTCCCTTGAAATTTCAGAAACAATCTGCTGACGATTCTCCCTCTTTGAACCAGTAATCAACTGCAAGTAGTCAATGATGATAATGCCCAGACCGCCCATTTCTTGAGAAAGCTTTCGAGCCTTTGACCGTATCTCTGAAATCCGAATCCCAGCCGTGTCATCCACGAAAATAGGCACATCATAGAGATTGCTTTGCGCATGTACAAGTCTTTTCCATTCATCTGTACTTAAATTACCAGTCTTCAAATGATAACCTGGAACCATCCCCTCTGATGCCACCATACGCTCAATCAATTCCTCTGCTCCCATTTCAAGAGAGAAGATGACGGCAGGCTTTCTTTCAACCGTAGCTACATGTTTTGCAATGTTCAATGCTAGCGCCGTCTTGCCCATAGCGGGACGAGCAGCAAGGATGATAAGATTCCCTTCATGAAGGCCTGTTGTAATCTTATCCAATCCGACAAAGCCAGTAGATAGACCAGTCAC